CCGCAAGCCAGCCTAGCTGGAAGTTGATTCTGTCAATGATACTTACTTTCTTGTAGCTGTTTACAAAGGTGTAAAGGCTTCCGTGGTTACGTTTAAGCTTCTTAAGCTCCGTAATGGTCGCCTGGTCTGCTGAATCAATGAACACATCTCTCGCAAAGCCGTAGTCCTTCCTGCAGGATTCCAAGAAGGCTATGAACTTTACAGCTGTGTCCGATGGTGCTAATGGCTCCTGCCTATCCCTATTGTTGTACACACATTCTCTTAGCACTATGCAGCGCTTGTCCTTGGTAATGCCTATGAACATCATCGCTATAGTGTCCTCAGAGTGAGAGGAGTAGGAAGTATCGAGCCCTGCGGTGAACTTCACAAAAGGATTAATGCTATGCGGAATCTTCGCAATCTCCTGTCTGCTAAGTACATGAGTCTTTTCATCGAAGTTAGAAAATACAAGGCCTGTAGAGCGACCACGCAAGCCCTCAATCTTATTTTTCCAGATCTTTGTTCCCCGCGGCGTGTTCCTAAGAATCTGCTCAAGCTTTTCTTTAGGTAATCCCAAATTATGGGTAAAAGAAAAGAACCAATGCACCCAGCCGGGCTTCGGTTCTTTCACTAAGCATTCTCTTATTTCTTTCGGCGTTTCGCTTTCCCACTCCGGAAGAGGCCTTGCATGGTCTACATACTCGGAATAGACGGGAAGCGAAGGATCGTCGGGATTCAGTGTTCCCATCATGTAATCGCAACGCATTGCCGCCTCTCGGACAAAATCAATATCCGCCGTATTTATCTCATCGATGTAAAGGCATCCATACTGTCCTCCTAAGGCTTTCTGCCACTTCTTTTTATCGCCATAACCTAAAACATATACTGTCTTATCCCCTCCGCTTGCATGGAAAAGAATATGCGGTATTTTGTCCTCGCTGGTACCGTTACCGTTATACTCAACAAGCGCGCCAAAGTCATCTACAATGCCAAGGTCCTTGTTGATAATATTCTTTTCTGCTGTACCGGTATCCTTTGCCGCTATGATGTGGAGCTTCTTTTTACTGCTTGCGACCTTCAGCATGAACTTAAACAAGCCTACGGTCGTCTTTCCGGCACTCGTAGTGCCCTCAAGGAACTCTACGGATGCCGTGCACCGCAGGAAGGCCTTGTACTTGTCCGATAGGAGGAGCTGTTCGCCACTCATGAATCATCCCCTGCGCCTAACTGGCTAATAAGGCTATCCAGCTTAGACTGCTCGGCTTCAAGACCGGATACTTCAACCTTATCCTTGAACAGGCCGAATCGCTTACCCAGTAATTCAGCAGCCCTCAGCCTTTCTTTTTCGTCCGGTGCCTTTTTGAAGCGTCTGGCTTCGGAGCAACCGTCTCCAAGTCCTTCGACTACTACAACCTCTGCCGTAGACTCGCCGCGCATTACGGAAGTAAGATACTCCATCACCTCTGTAGCTGTGGCCATGCGGTCGCTACTCATGCTTGCGAGAATCGGCTCAATCGCATTTTTAACTTTATCATTTGTTAGCAGTCTACTTGCTAAAGCTGCAGCAGTTTCATTCTTCTTCACGGAAGGATATGCGACACGATAAGCCCTTGTGCCGTTCATATCAACCAGGTATTCTTCAATAAACTTTTTCTGCTTGTCTGTTAAATCGTCTTTGTTTTTCACTAAGGCTCATCCCCTTTCCAACAATATCCTTTAGTAACAAAAAGGGAGCCACCGTTAAGCGGCTCCGAGCTTCAAAAGGAGTTCCATGTTACATGGCAAATGGCAAGATGCGTTCCGACACCAAGTCCATTATTATTGTAAAACGAACTTTCCGAACAAAACGAACAATTTTCACATTTTTGCTATTTTTTCTCGAAAGACCTATCGTGGATTACGATTCTTACGTACTCCTCTGATACGTTGCCTAGTTTCCTGGCTATCCAGCGCCAAGTTCTATCCTCTGTATAACGGCTCCGGATAACAAAGCGCAGTCTATCATCCTCGATAGATTCTATCCAACTTTCGACTTTACGGATTCTTGCTTCGAGATCTGAAAGCTTTTTAAGCCGACTCTCATAAAGTTCCTGATTGAATCCGTCAAGATGGACTACCTTCTTAAAGCCCTTCGAGTAGTCATGGCCGAAGTCATGGACAGTCTCTCCCAGCATGTTGGATATCTCCTTCTCCAGTATACCGATGTTTTGCTTCCAGCCTCGGTACTGCTTTAATTGTTCCTTTGTCATTCTTCTCCTCCTGCATCTAACTCCCATGCACTCTCGCCCTTATCTATAAAGGCTTGAACAATTTTCTTTACGGTCTTTTCCCCTATGCCGTCAATTCCCAGTAGGAACTCTGTCATTGTGTCCTTGTCAAATTCTAAGACAGATGGCATAGAATCCTGCCCATCTTGAAAGCCGCTCGCATAAACGGATGTCGCCCACTGGTTCATTTGATTAAAGCTGTACCGCTTCAAGGATTGATAGTTTCCAAAGTTTAAAGGCTTAAGCATAGGCTACTCCTTTCTTTATTTTTCTTGTTTGTCTTTCAATCTGTACCCAAGTCGTCTGTACTCCTCATACACAGGTTTCCATAACGCTTCACATTGTTTTCGCTCTGCCGGAAAGAATATTTCAAGTGTGTCGAGTTCATTCTGTAGCTTCAGAGCAAAGGGACAACCCTTGCACCCTGTCCGGGTAAAGTTGTAAGGCGGTTTATAAATGTCGCAGATTTTAATATTAAACTCCTTTATAAACCACTCTTCCCATTCTTCGTTCAAAGAAACCATTGGTTGGAAAACCCTTAGCTTTTTACCTTTAAATGATAAACATGTTGATCTTTCTCTTCGCCCACCCTCTGATCTCTTTATTCCCAATATGGCGTAGGGTTTTTTATTCTCTCTTCCCCACGCTTCTAGCGGTTTCTCTTTGAGATTCACACAGCATTTGTCAGAGATTTTTAACTTATAATGGTTGTCAAATTGCTGTTTTAGTTTTTTCGGGCAAGTGGACCGATCGCCCCACGTTATACCCTTTACATTTTCTCCGAGATAATGTTTGATACTGTCGCACATCCCTATTCGATTAAATCTTTCCAAGTAATGAGAATGGTGTTTAGATTTAAAAGGATACCCATGCTCCTCTAAGAATCTCTTTATCGAGACAGCCGGTTTAATCATTGTGATTCTGCTATCTATCTTTTGTATTTCAAGTACGAAATCCTTAATCATTTTCAGCTCTACCCCCGTGTCTGCAAATACTCTAGGAATTGCGTTTTCCGGAATCGCCATATCGACCAAAGCGGATAAAACAGTGCTATCCTTTCCACCAGAAAAGCTAATGTAAAAATTATCTTCTCCATACCGGTTTATAATTTGCCTTATCTTTTGCAGCCTGTCCTGCAATATAAATTCATTTGTCATGTTTTCAAGGGGAACTATAGTATTACGGCGCCAACCCTCCCCCTTTCTTTTATTCTGTTATTCTGCTATCTCAATCATGTAACACGCTCCAATTTAACTTCTGCCCACAGTAGGGGCAAAAAGCGAACTCATTCTCATCACTTAAACAATTTCCGCATGATGGACATTCAAATTTTTCCCATGGCGTAGGATATGGGCCTTTCAAATACACTATCTTTTGAGATTCTCTATACTTCAATTCTTCTCTTGTCATAGTCTATACATCCTTTCCTCACCATTTTTCGCCTTAACCCAAATTTTTACCGGAAAGCTTCCGCAAACATTCATTCCGTGATATTTGCAATCAGAGATTACCAATTCTTTCGCGTGGTACTTTTCACATTCTTTAGCCTTTAATTTCTCCGCATATTTAGTTCCGCAAATCTCACATTGATATAGCTTTATCTCTTTCATTTCCTTCACTTCTCCTCTCTATGAATTTGCTCTATAATCTCCAAGGATAGATAGCACCTCACAATGGCAATGTTGTTTACTATATCGGTAAACGGATTCCCTATAAAGCTTCCGTGCTTAAGCAACCTCTGCACAATCTCGTCTTGATATTTTAGCAAAAGCGTTATCAATTTCTCTTTCTCCTTGACATCCATATCATTCCACCTTTCCAAGCCTTGCCTTTAAGGCTCTAAGTACATCCTCTTGATTCTGTCCCTTTTCAGAGAGGGACTTTTTAATATCATGGTCTACCGTATCCGTACAAAGCAGCTCATGCACGATAACAGGCTTTTCTTGTCCTTGCCGGAAAAGTCTTGCGTTCGCCTGAGCATACAGTTCATAGCTCCAAGGTAGCGAGAACCAAATAATATGCCGTCCGCCGTATTGGAGATTGATTCCGTAAGCCGTACTTGCAGGATGGGCAAGTAATATATCTATCTTCCCCTTATTCCAGTCTTCTTCGTCCTTAGGGCTTTTAAACTCTCTAACCTCTAAACCGGACTTCTCCAAAGCTTTCAGGATCCTATCCTTGTCATGCTTAAAATTATAAAAGACCAATGCGGACTCTCCATTCAACTCTTCCACAAGCTCTGTAAA